ATGAAGACAGCACGCATATTCCGGCTCGAAGCAGGCGCCAACGAGGGAGTGAAGCGCTTCCTTGGCGATCGTGTGGATGCACGCAGCCTGGCGGAGGGACGGAAAACGACCGTCGTCACCGTGACACGTACAGGCAGGTTCTTCGACCCTCGGTATGGCGAGTTCGAAATCACCCGCCAGATGCTGTTGTCGATGGTCAGCAACTTCGAGTCAGGCGTGTACGGCCAGAAAATCGTGCTGGATCTGGCGCACAAGCCGCAGGACGGCGCCGCCGGGTTCTTCAAGCGGCTGTTCCTGGACGGGAACAAGCTGCGCGGCGAGGTAGAGCTCACCGATTACGGCGTTGAGGCCATACAGAAAAAGGGCTTCATCTACCTGTCTGCCGAATTTGCAGATAACTATGAAGACAACGAGCAGCGCCAGAAGCATGGCCCGACCCTGCTCGGCGCAGCGCTCACACCGAGGCCGGTGATCAAACGCCTGGACCCGGTACAGCTTTCCGAGGCCGCCCTGGACGGGGCGCCCACCTATCTGAGTGAACGAGTACAACGGTTTCTACAAGAGGATTTGACCATGACGCTGAAAGAAATGATGCAGGCACTGCAAAAGAAACTCTCCGAATTCAACCTGGCCGAGGCCATCATCACCCAGCTGATCAGCAGCTTTGAAGTCGTCGGCAGCAAGCTGGCGAATGAACAGATGCAGGCCACGCTGATGTCCGAATTCGTTACCCAGGGCGGCGTGATCGCCAAGCAGATGGCCGACGCCGGTGAAGGTGACCAGACCATCAAGCTGGATTTCACCGGCTTGAATGAAGCCGTTGCCAAAATGGGTTCCGGTGCATCGGGACTCTCTGAAGACGACGTGAAACGATTATTGGCCGAGCAGACGCAGCAACAGGCAGAAGACACGCGCAAGCTCGCCGAGCAGCGCGAAACCCGTGTCTCACAGTTCAACCAACTGCTGGAAGACGCAGAAGGCCTGAAATCGCTGCCGGAAGCATCACGCAAGACCCTGGCCGAAGCCGCCGAACTGATCACGCCGGATATGACCGAGGACCAGGTCATCAAGCTCGCCGAGCACCAGATCAAGCTGGGCAACGACATGGTGGTGCATTCTAAGCTGTCTGGCATGGGTTATCACGTCAACGGTTCCCCCCACATCGCCGTGGGCGACTCAAACGACATCAAGGCTCTGCAGGAGACGATCGATCGTCGCCTGGGACTCCTGGACATGCCTGATTCTCGCCGCTTCAAAAACACCGGTGGCACACTGCAGGCAGAAAACAAGAAGTTTGCCGAAAAAGTGCTGGCGCAGATGGACATTGACCGCGGTGCGCAGCTGCATTCCGAGCACAAGATGCTGGCCGGCGGCGACGGCGTGGTGTCTGATGTCGCCATCCCCGCCATTTTCGAGCGCACCGTGATCCGCGAGGCCTTGTACCGCCTGGTGGGACTGCAGTTCGTCAATGTGGGAACCGAGCAGTTCGCCGCATCCGCCATTATTCCCTACAGCTACCGTGATACCGCGGCAGCGGGCCGTGACAACACGCGGGTGTACGAGGGAGGCTCCATTCCGCGTGCCGGCGTCATCCAGACGTCCGAAACGGCCTACCCGATCCCGCAGAAGATTTCGTTCGAAGTGTCGGACGAACTGCGCCACCTCACCGGGTCAGGTGTTCTCAACTGGGACGCCGTGTCGGAAAACACCGCCAACGCCTCGCGCATTATCAACGAAGACACCGAGCAGATGATCTTCAACGAAACCCTGCGCGCCTCCGATGAGTTCGGCGCAACGGCGGTGGTCGCTGAGGATATCGGCGCGCGGACGAATGCTGTGCTGCAGACCTTTATCCTGGCCAACTTCCCCGTGGTGCGTCCGCGATCGATCAGCGACCTGCAGGGCAACCAGGTGGGCGTCACCGTCAACCCCGTTACGGTAACCTACAACACGGTCGCGATCGCGGAATATGATGGCACCGGCAATCAGGCGGCCGGCACCTACTACTCGCTCGATTACAACCTCGGTGAGATCACCCTGGTCAACGAGGCGGGTGTGGTTCAGACCCCTGCAGGTGCCGATACGCTGACCGTCTCCTACAGCTATGCGACCAACGTCAGCGCATTCAACAGCGACGAAGGCGCCGTCGAAACCTCCGTGTACTGGGACAAGTTCCTGTATCGCTACGGCCTGCGCAAAGCCGTGATCGAGGATGACCGGTATCACATGGCTGATTTCGGCGCCATGAGCGGTACCGTGCTCAACCAGATCGAGCAGGCGCGCAAGTTTGCCGCCAACTACCGCGTTCCGGCCACCGAGCTGGACACCAACGGCAATGTTGGCCGCATCAAGGACGTGCCGAACTTCAAAACTTCAGCCCCTGGCCTGTGGATGGGTGACCAGCGCGTCATCATCGGCGAGCGCGGTATCACCCGCCTGCGCATGATGAAGCCCTGGGCCATGGGTCAGATGGAAAACCAGAAAGACGCCAACGGTCGGTTCACCGGCAAGAAAGAGGCCTACGGCGATCAGTTCCTGGTACTGCACACGCCGACCCAACTGAAGCGCGCCTACACCTCCATGGTGCTTTACAGCGCCACGGCGCGTGTGGATCGGTAAGCCACGCCACTAAGACCCTGACACGCCCGGCCCTGTGCGGCCGGGCGTGTCCACAGGAGAGAACCCCATGACCGATATCCCCATCAAGAACTCGGGCAAGACCGCGCTCCACGTCGGCGGTTTCACTGTCCTGCCTGGCGAAACACGCATTTTCCCCGAGCACCATGTCCCGCCGCATTTACGGCCAGCCGCACCGGAGACCGAGGTTGAAACCCCGGACCCGGACGCCGACCTGAAAGCCCTCCTGGATGGCACCGTCACCGAAGTCCGCGACGCCCTCCCGGCGTTCACCGATGACGAGCTGGACACGCTCGAAATACTGGAGAGCGAAGACACCGGCGGGAAAGGTCGCAAGGGCGTGCTGGAAGCCATCTCCGAAGCCCGTTTGCAACGCGCCGCTGATGCCGACTGGAACACGTTCAAGGACTCTCTGCAGGGCCTGGACGAAGCGGCATTGCTGGCCAAGCTGGACGAAGTCGGCGGTGATATCGACCGCCAGAACCTCATCCAGGCCGCACTCGAAGCCCTGGACCCCGACGGCGATGGCGAGTCGTAACCTCAACGATCTACAGCCCGAGGCGAAGTCTCGGGCGCTTGATCTCATCCAGGCAGCCAAGGCTGCCCGTTTTGACATGCTCATTTATTGCACGTTGCGCCCCCTGGACGAACAGGCCAGATTGTTTCGCCAGGGGCGTTCTTTGTCTCAAATTCAGGCCCGCGCCGACGCGCTGGACGAAACCTACACACGCCCGGATCTCGCCGCGATCCTGATTGGTGTGGGCCCACAACCCGGGCACCGCATCGTCACCTGGGCCGCCCCGGGCCAGTCACTGCACAACTACGGGTTTGCGTTCGATAGCGCACCGCTCCTGTACGGCAAACCGGTGTGGAGCCCTGTCGATATCCAGGCGACGCCCGACGTCGACGAGGGCGCGCTGTGGATGGAATACGGCGAGCTGGTGCGCCAGTCCGGTTTGCGCTGGGCCGGCGACTGGCCGAAAGGCAAGCGGGAATTCCCGCACGCACAGGTCCCGGGCGTCAGCTGGAAAGACCTTATCCGGAGTGCCGCATGAGCGACTTCTGGTCAAAACTCATGGACACCGCCGTCGACGTCGCGCCCACCCTGGCCGGCGCCGCGGCGACTGTCATCACCGGTGGCAACCCGGCGGCCGGCGCCGCCGTCGCCGCGCTGGCCCGCAAACTCACCGGCAAAGGCGACGGCGAAGACCTCAACAACGTCGCACAACAGATCCTCGGCGACCCCGCCAAGCTGCAGGCCTTTCGACTCGAAATGCGCCAGCTGGAACTGGACGAACTCAGAATTCGCACGCTGGACGTGCAGGATGCCCGCAAAACGCTGGACCACAGCAAAGGCCCCGTCGTCATCAGCACGGTTGTCGTCATCGGCTATTTCATCGCCACGATGATTGTCATGACCACCGCCATCCCGGCCGGCAGCCAGAACCTGGCCTACCTGCTGCTGGGCAACCTGGGCACCGCGTTCGGCATGGTGCTGACCTTCTGGGTGGGCTCCTCGTCGGGGTCAAAACAAAAAGACCAGACCATGAAAACGTACATGCAGGCCGCGCGCAAAGATCAGGACGCGCGCGCACAGGCACAACGGCAAAGGACCAGCAATGGCTGAGGCTGACGAGTTGAAATCCGATATGGAGTCCTTCAAGAAATCCGTAAACGACCAACTGGAGGGCGTGAAACAGGAGCTGCGCGAGTTAACCAATGCCCTGCGCGAACTGATCCGCATCGATGGCGACATCAAGCGTGTCCAGGACGCCATGTCGCGCATCGGTCACCAGGTGGACGACCACGAAACCCGGCTGAGAAATGTCGAGAGCGACGGCGCCGTCAATACAACCCGCCTGAGTACAGCAGAGCGCGCGTTCTGGCTGGCCATCATGTTCGCGCTGGGCATCCTCCAGTACACAATCACGCACTGAGGCAGAGTAATGGCAGGAAGCATGAGCCAAGCAGACCTGGTCGCGGACCTCAAGGCGCTCCTGATGGACGCTGCCAACAAATTCACCGCGGCCAATGACGCCGACCTGAAACGCCACCTGGACCTCGCTGCCCTGGCTATGGGTCAGGTGCGTGCTCGAACCCTCGTCGGATCTCTCTCGCTCGTAGCCGATCAACCCAACTATCCGGCCCCGGCTGATCTGTTACGCCCCAAATTCCCCCTCTGGGGTGTGGCTGAAAAACGCAACCGCAAACCCTGGGAGGGCAACTGGCCAGGACGTCTGCCCAGGCTGTCCGTCGCCGAGAATTCCGGCGCGCGTGAATTATGGCTATCACCCTCACCGACAGCCGGCCAGATCGCTGACCTCGGTGCCACCTACAAATTCTATTATTTCGCCGGGCACATCATCGACACCAACGCGGCCACCACCACCATACAGCTCGGCGATCGGCACCTGCTGCTGATTCGCGCGGCCGCCGAGTCCATGCAGGAACTGGCACATAACGGCGTCAGCAAACCCGTCCAGCTCGGCAATGCCGGCGTCGGCGGCATGCCCAAAAACGGCACACCAGGCGCCCTGGCGGAAGCCCTGCTTAAACAGTTCGAGGCGATGGCGGCATGAGCCTTAAACTAACAGTTGAATCAAAAGCGCTGCAGAGCGCCATGGTATTAGGGCCTGCCATCCTGGAAAAACACATGCGCCGCGCCATCGGCCGCGCAACGCAGGAAATGGCGCGTGACGCACGTCGACGTGCGCCAAAGGCCTTCAGCACGCTGACCAGTGCCATCCGTGCAGACCAGCCCACAGCCTATGAAGGTCGTGTCGTCGCTGGCGTCGACTACGCACGCGCCGTCGAAGAAGGCACCAAAGGCGGTGCGTTCCCACCGGTACAGCACATCCTGGACTGGGTGAAAGTCACACGACAAGTGCCGGACGACCCCAACATGAGCCAGGAAGATCTCGCGTTCGTCATCGCACGCTCAATCGCCGCGCACGGCACACCGCCACAGCCCTTCATGGCACCGGCCTTCGAACACAACAAGGCTAGCGCCCAGCGACGCATCGACAACGCCATCCGCAATGCACTGAAGGAGATCGGCATCTAATGGCCATCGGACAAGCCATCGAACGCATGGACGACCGGCTGGATGCCATCGAGGCCTCGCTCATCCTCGCGCTGCCCACCCGCGTCATCAGCCGCGACCTCAAGCACTACAGCGAGCAGACCGACGCAGACCTGACCGCCGGCGTCGTTACACTCGTCTCGGCCGGCGAAAAGAACTACAGCAAAGCACTCGGCATGGAAGCGCGTGATGGCACCCACAGCGTGCTGCTCATCGGCCACCTGCGCGTCGCCGAGAACCAGAGCGGAAAAAGCATCGAAGCCGCCGAGCTCGACCTGGCGGAAGAACTGAAGTCATGGGTACGCGCCGGCGTCACCGGCATGAGCCTGCGGCTGGATAGCGTTCAGCATTCCCGGCAACTGGACAACCCCTACGGCTGGATCGTCGCGTATGTGGATGCAGGGCCGACGAGGCAGACCCCCTATTAACCGATCAAGAGGAAAGCACCATGGAACAATTCGATAGCGTATATTTCAGCGGCCAGGGGCCGCTCTTCATCGGCAGCCGGGATGCGGCAGGCAACCCGGCCGGCCTGGTCTTTGTGGGCGACCTCTCGGAAGCCAGCCTGACGCCCAGCGTCGAGACGGCAGAAGTCGTCGAAAACGTCTCCGGCCAGGGCGCCATCGGCAACAGCTTCACCAAAAAGGTGGAATACCAGCTCAGCATCACCATGCGCTCCGTCAAACCCGAACACCTGGCGTTGGCGCTACAGGGTGCCGTCACTACCAAGATCGCCGGTAGCGTCACTGACGAGGCGCACAAAGGTTACCTGGGCAAGATGATCCCGCTGGACAACCCCAAGATCAGCACCGTGGTCGTCACCAATGCAGCCGCGACAACCACCTATGTCGTCGCGACCGACTACATCGTGCACGCCGATGAAGGCCTGATCGAAATCGTCAGCACAGGCAGTATCACAGAAGCAGAAGACCTGCTCATTGACTACGCCTATGCCTCGCAGGATCACGTCAAAGTCGCGCCGGCCAACGCGGAAAAATACCTGGTCTTCTCCGGTATGAACCGTGCCAACAACAACAAACAGACGCGCTGCGAGATTTACAAAGTCAAACTCGACCCGGGCGTCCTCGGCCTCATCCAGGAAGACCAGGCCGAAATGCCGATCACAGGCCGCATCCTGATCGACTCCCTACGTACCGCCGGCGACCAACTCTACAGCTGGAAGATCGAGCAGTAGGCGGCTGTGAGATAACACAGTAATACCGATCATTCCATCGCAAAGTCAGGAGCACGACATGACAGAGACAACACCCAAAGCGCCAAAAAAGGTGAAAATCAAACTGCTGGACGACAACCACACCCACCGTGGCGAGCCGTGCAGAAAGGACGACATCATCGAAGTGCGAGAAGACCAGGCCAGGCGCCTGATCGAAGCAAAGCGCGCCACCGCCGCATAGTCCGACCACCCACCAAGGTAAACGCGAATGACAACGCAAAAACCCGATAACGAGCTGGATGCACTCCTCCCGGATAGCGACATCGAGATCCGCGGTGAGGCCATCACGGTCACGGAAATAACCTTCATCCAGTCGCTGCCGCTGGAGCCGGTTATCCAACCCATGATCGACGATCTGGCGGAGCTGTTCATTGGTGATGACAGCCGCGATGACGGCGCCGCCGTCTCGTACCAGGCCATGGCGTCAGTGTTCGGTTCGCACGCCGAACTGTTGCTGCGCATGCTCTCACTGGCCACCGGAAAACCGCGAGACTGGATCGAATCCTTGAGCGATGCAGACGGACAACTGCTCACCATGACCTTCTGGCAAGTGAACAAGGATTTTTTTACCAGGCGGCTCGTCATCGAAACGATGGCGGGCAAACTGAAGCACAAGGACGCAGTGCCGGATGGGGCCGCGTCTTTGCCACACTGATCGCCCATGGGCACCGGCGTAGCGACCTGCCGCACTACACCCTGCGGCAGATACAGCTGTACTACCGCGAGGCGCTGGTCCTCGATGAACACGCCCGCGCCAACCGCATCGAGGACGTCGCCATTGCCTTCGGCAGCAAAGACATGAACAAGATCGTGAGATCACTAAGGAAACGCTAATGACCAGTGATAAAGAACTGCTGATCAAAATTCGCGCCGACATACGCCAGTCGTTGCGCGAGATGAAGCGCATGTCGAAGGAAATCCGCACGACCGGAACGGCCTTAGAGAAATCATCCAGGCAGGTAGCGTCGATGGGAAAGGCCATGACCTTTCTCAAAAGAGGTGCAGCGGCGTATCTCTCGTTGCGGTTGGCGAAAGCGTTGGTCTTGCAGGCTGATGATTTCAATACCTTACAGGCGAGGATTAAAACCGCCACGCGTGAAACGGGAGATTATGTTGAGGTATCAAAGAAGTTGTTCTCGGTATCTCAACAGAACGGGTCATCGCTGGAATCCAGCGTGTCGCTCTTTCAAAGGCTGGCATTGTCAGCCAAAGCCCTTGGCGCGACCAACAAAGACATCATAACGGTAACTGATACGGTACAGAAGCTGGGTGTAATAGGCGGGTCATCTACCGCTGCAATGGCGGCAGGCACAATCCAGTTCGGGCAGGCACTTTCATCCGGGACGGTTCACGCGGAAGAAATAAATTCAGTCATTGAAAATATGCCTGAATTGGCAGTCAGAATAGAAAAGTCACTAAAACTACTGCCAGGCACGCTGAAAAACGCCGTTGTACAAGGCAAGGTATTAAGCCGCGATGTCTTCCAGGCGCTCTTGAGAAGTGCGCCTGAAGTCGCAAAAGAATTTGAATCAATTCCTGATTCCGTACGACGTTCATCACAGTCACTATCGAACAGTTTTGACAAGTTCCTCAGTCAACTCGACAGTTCTATCGGACTCACGCAGCGGCTGGCGTCACTCTTCAGATCGCTATCTGACGAGTTGGCAGGAACCGGCAGGACGACAGCGCAAATTCGTAAAGATATCGAGGCGCTGCGTCAGCGTGGCCCCTCAAGCCGATTGGGCGGCCAGGCGGACTTCAAGGCTGGACTACGACGACTGGAAAACGAACTGAATGCAGCGCTTGAGAAAGCGGGTGGTATTGGCGGCATCAGCTTAAAACTACAAAATCTGGATGACCAGATCGCACAGCTGGATTCCAGGCTTGAAATAAGTGCAGGGTCTCGTAACCGACGCGCAGCGGTTGTTATCCAGACGCGCCTTACAGAACTGAAGCGCCAAAAATCAACACTGCTGGATGCGTTGGCAAGCGCTGAATTTAATAGCGGTGGCCCCGCCCCGAAGAAAACCCCGTCCGGGCCTACACCCGATCAACAGCAGTTACTTGACAGTAATAATAAAATCGTTAGCGCGCTACAGCTGCAAGCGGCAACCTTTGGAAAGACAAGCGAACAAATCGCCCTCTACAGGCTGGAACTGAACGGCGCAACACCAGCACAACTGAAGGCGGCGAGGGCGGCTATTGATTCAACCAACGCCATGCGCGACCAGGTGAGCGGCCTGCAGGCAGAAATCGCCGCAGAACAAGCACTGACTGCGGCGCAGGACGACAGGAACCAGCAACTCAAGCAAGAAGGCCAGCAGGTCATCCAGGACACCCTCACGGCTCAGGAGCAGCTCAACCAGAAGCTGGCACATTACCGAGAACTGCTTAACGCCGGCACCATCAGCCAGGACGTCTATGATCGCGCCAAAACAAGCGCACAACAGTCGTTTCAGGAAACGGCAGATTCAGGCGACAACACCTTCGCCCAGTTAAAGGATGCAGGCAGACAATGGGGCGACTCGTTCACCAACACACTGGCAGATATCGTCACCACCGGAAAAGGCAACTTCAAGGACCTGGCCGACTCCATCATCAAAGACCTCGCGAGAATCGCGATTCGGCAGTCGATCACAAAGCCGCTACTGGCCGCCGCTGGTATTCCAGCATTCGCCTCGGGTGGGCCTGTGGTTGGTCCGGGCACTGCGACATCAGATTCCATACAGGCCCGTCTGTCAGCCGGTGAATATGTTATCCGTGCCGATGCGGTGCGCGCCTACAGTCCGCAGTTTCTGGAGGCCATCAACCAGATGCGACTGCCGCGTTATGCCAACGTCCCGCCGATCACCATTTCCCGACCCGGGACGCACTTCGCCTCTGGCGGCCTGGTCGATGGTGCGCGCCCAGCCGGCGATGTGAAAGTCGAGATCGTCAACAATGGTCAACCGGCCCGTGTGACAGACACCCAGGTGAGCGTAGATCCCAAGGACTTTATCATCCGCGTAATGATCGAAGACCAGAACAGCAACGGTCCGGCGATAACCAACCTGCAGAGCACCTTCGGGTTGCGTAGGTCCCCACGCTGATGGAGGCCTTCCCCACCTACGGACAGTGGCTCATGTACGGCTTCGGCGAACAGCCTTCCTCTGCGGTGATTCGCACGCAAATGGAATCCGGCCCACCCAAGCAGGTGCAACGCTACAGCCGCGTCATGGTATCCAAACCCGTTTCTATCCTGTTTACCGCCACGGAATACGCCAGCTTCAAAACATGGGTCTCTACACAGATCAGCGGCGGCGCGGACTGGTTCAGCATCGATGACCCGGTCGACGGCGTGAACAAGCAGATGCGCATGGTCGCCAGCCAGGGTCAGCCAATCTATACATCTAAAGCCTATCAGTCCGCACCCGGCGGGCCACTTGGCTGGCAAGTTACCTTCAAGCTGGAGGCCTGGGAGTCCTGATGCCTCGCGTCTATTCCACCACCTTCCATAACGTCATCAACGATACCGGCGCGCCGGAAGCGCCGCTGATCCTGCTGGAAATCAACCACCCGGACCTCACCACGCCGATACGCGTGGTCAACGACCGGCAGGATCTGGTATCAAACGGAAATACCTTTATCGCCATGGCCTTCCGTGCCGCGTTGCCCTCAGAGCCTGAAAAGGGCCTGCCGAAAGCACGTCTGGCCATGGATAACGTCGGCAAGGAGCTGGTGACCTGGATCGATGGGTCGAATGGTGGCGAGGGCGCCACCGTGCGCATGATGCAGGTGCTGCGCTCCAACCCGGACAACCTGGAAGTCGATATCACCATGGATCTCAGCGATGTGACCATGGACAGCCTGGAAGTCACCGCCACGCTCGGCTTCGAAGACCTGCTGAACCGTCCGGCAGTCATGCTCAGCTACCGGCCTGACAAAGCACCGGGGGTATTCTGATGCATTGGGCCGAGACCTACGTGGGACAACCCTACGTGCCAGGCGAGCACGACTGTGGCGCCTTTGCCGCGCGCGTCATGCGCGAACAGTTCGCCCGCGAGATCCTCCTGCCGACCGAGCGCGGTTGTGGACTACGTGACGATTCCCGGCAGATCAATCGCTTGCTCGATGATTTTGGTGTACCCGTCCAGCAGCCGGCGGAAGTCGATGCCGTCGTGATGGTCTCACGCGGCATGCTGTCTCACGTGGGCATTTACTGCGAGATCAACGCCGAAGCTCATGTCGTGCATGCCATGAAAAATGCCGGACAAGTCTGCCTGCACAAGCTCAGGCAGCTGGAACACATGGGCCTGCATGTCGAGGGATACTACCGATGGCGCTGACCTATTGCCCGCATCCCATGCTGTCAGCTGTTGATCGGCAATACATCGAAGTGCCGGTGCTGCCGAAGGAAACTCTGTTTGATTACCTGCGCCGGATAAAAATCCCCATTGGTGTGCAACCGTTCGTTATTGGCTTTAACGACAGGATCGTGTCTCTGGACGAGAGCCAGGCGCTGCGGCCCGGAAAGGGCGACATCATCACCGTACGCGCCGCCCTGCACAATGGCGGTGGCGGCGGCAGTAACCCGCTGGTCACTATCCTGACCATTGCTGTGCTGGTCTTCGCGCCGTATGCAGCATTCGCACTTGCTTCGTCCGTAGCGGCTACAGCAGCTGGTGCCTCCGCCGTATTTTTTACAACCCAAGCCGCCGTCACTGTCGGCGGCATGCTGCTGATACAAGCCATTGCCAAACCCCCCGCACTAGATACAGGCGATCCGGCCATCGCCCGGCAATTCACCATCAACGGTGGCAGTAACTCCGCCAGACCCATGCAGCCGATGACGTTGATCATCGGCAAGGTCAAGCACTTCCCGGATCTTGGCGCCAAGGAGTACTTCTCTCAGGTTGGCGAAGACAGCTTCCTGCACCAGGTGTTCAACTTCGGTCTGTCCGACCTGGTGCTCACAGAGATGAAAATCGGCGACACGCTCGTTTCCAGCTTCATGGATGTTGATCTGGAAGAGTCCGGTGCTGACGGGGCCATCGTCAATTTCCCGGGCAATGTCGACACGCTGCCCGGTGCGGCCATCGTGGCCGACGCGACGCAAACGTGGATTGAGCGCACCGGTTCACTCAATACAACGCGGTTAATCGTAGATATCGGCGGCCAGCTGAATGCCTTCGCCAAGGATCCCCCCGGCCAGATTCTGGACTATGGTGCGCTGCTGGAAATTGAATACCGCGTCACCGGCCAGACAACCTGGTTGCCCTTCTTCGGGACCACCAACCGCGCCACGGTGAGTGGCGGGAAAAAGCCGATTCGTTTTTCCTTCGGCGCCGATGTGGCCTCCGGGCAGTATGACGTGCGCGTTCGATGGTTCTCGGATGTTGCAGGCAACCTGAATCCCTCCGACAGTAAAAACGGCGCACAAGCCAACCTGAACTGGTTGGCCTTGCGTTCCGTGCAATCCGACACCGCCGATTACACGGGGCAAAAGCGCGTCGGACTGCGTATCCGTGCCAGCGGCCAGCTATCCGGCACCATCGCACGGTTCAATGCCATCGCCAGCGGCCGCGTACCGGTCTGGAACGGATCCGCCTGGGTGACGCAGGAAAGCAGCAATCCGGCCTGGTGGTTCCGCTGGTTTGCCCTCGGCAAGGTCATCAACGGGCAACTCGCCTTCGGCGTCGGGCTGGATATCACCCGCATCGATGACGCCGCACTGAAAGCCTGGGGCGCCTGGTGTGATCTGAAGGGGCTCCAATGCAACTTTGACTGGCGCCGCACCAGCAGCCGCGCCGAGCTGCTGGAAGTCATTGCGCGTTGCGGCCGTGCCGTGCAGACCTGGCAGACCGGCAAGCTCGGCGTCGTCTATGACCAGGCCAACCAGCCCGTCGCGCAGGCCTTCGGTATGGGCAACATCGTCCTCAACTCGTTCCACGTGGATTACACCACACAGCGCCTCGCCGACGAGGTGGTGGGCGAGTTTATCAATCCTGCCATCGGCTGGGAGCTGGACACCGTGCGCGCCGTGGTGCCCGGTGTGACCAATCCGCAGCGCACCGCCACCCTGCGGTTCATCGGCATCACCGACAAAGCACAGGCCGGCAAGGAAGTACTGTTGCAAGCCTCCAGGCAGGTTTACCACCGCAAACGCATCACCTGGGAATCGGATTTCGAGGGCATGGTGGCAAACCGCGGTGACGTGGTGGAGCTAAGCCACGACCTGACTCAATGGGGCGAGTCGGGCCGGCTGGTGGGCGGGACCACCACCGTGATGACACTGGATCATGATGTGTATATCGACCCGGTGGATACCAACTACATCGGCCTGCGCGAACCCGACGGCACCTATCTGGCCCATGAAATCGCCGATCCGCCGACAGCCGGGAACTACAGCTCGGTGATCCTGCTCACACCACTGGCTGTAGCGCCGGACAATAACAAACCGGTGAACTACATCTGGCTGTTCGGCCCCAGCGCCACACCCGGGAACCGGTTGAAAATCGTCGACGTCAATGTCGTGAGTGAATCCCGCGTGCGCCTCACCGCCATTCCGGAAGTGTCAGCCTACTACGCCTCGGAAAACGGCAGCATCACCTATGTACCGCCAAACCCCTACGGCAACCGTGCGCCAGAGGTGCGCAATGTGCAGATCATCGAGGAGCTGGCCAATGTCGGCGGCACCACCAACCTGAACATCACCTGGGATCTGGTCAACGCAGACCGCACCTCGGTTCGCATCGAAACCGATACCGGCCTGCTGGAGTTTGCGGGCACCAGTGACCAGAACCGTTATTCCGGCGTGTTCGAGCAAGGACAGGTGCTGACTATTACGCTGTCACCAGTCACGCTGGTGAACATCCGCGACCTGCAGCCCATCCCCTACAGCGCGAGCTATACCATCCTCGGCCTGGCCGCCATCCCCAGTGATGTGCAAAACCTGACGTCGACCCTCGAAGGGTTCGGTGCTCGCCTGAGCTGGGACTATGTCTCGGATCTGGACGTGTCTGAATACGAAATCCGCGAGGGGGCAAACTGGGCGACATCCACGTTTGTGGCACGTGTCCAGAACAATGAATACCAGCTGGGTCTGCTGGCGGATGGCCCGCACACCTACCTGGTGAAGGCCGTCGATATCCCGGGCAACCTCTCTGCACTGGAGGCCAGCGTAACGTTCACCGTCAACCTGCCATCGCAGCTGGTGATTGCCAACACGTTTGAAGGTGAAGCGGTCGTGCTGACCTGTACGGCCCCGGTAACCAGCTTCGCCATCGCTGAATATGAAATCCGCTATGGCAACGACTGGGCCAGCGGCACCTTTGTTGCTGTGAGCCGTACTACCTCTTTCTCCATCCGGGTTAATTTTGGCGGTACGCGGCGTTTCTGGGTGGCCGCCATCGATGCCGCAGGCAATACCGGCACGGCCGGTTCTGTCGATGTCGTGATTACCCCCCCGGCGCAACCGACAGTGACGCAGGACGTCATCGACAACAATGTGCTGCTGCGCTGGAGCGCCGCGTCTGGCAGCCTGACCATCGCGACGTATGAGATTCGCAAGGGCTCAACGTTCGCCACCGCCACCGTCTTACAGCGCGTCAACGGCACGTTCGCGACCTTTTTCGAGAACCAGTCAGGCACCTTCACCTACTGGGTGGCACCGGTCGACAGCGCCGGCAACTTCGGTGTAGAGCGATCGATCACCGCACAGGTAGATGAACCGCCGGATTTCCAGCTGATCAACGACTATTTCACAGATTTCCTTCCCGGCACAAAGACCAACGCGCTGGTGCTCGCCAACGGCGACCTGATGATGCCCGTCAACGCCAACGACTCTTACCAGGCGCATTTCGTCAACAACGGCTACAACACACCACAGGACCAGATCAACGCTGGTTTCCTGCGTTTCATCCAGCCCTCCGTCAACGCCGCAAGCTATGAAGAGATCATCGATTACGGCGCCGTGCTGACCGGTTCACTGGTTTCACTGATCCTGAATAGCCTGGTGATCACAGGTAATGTCACCGTCACGCCCACCATCTCCTACCGAAAGCTCGCGACAGATGCCTGGACAGACAACGTCGGTGTCTGGCAGATCTACGCGACCAACTTCCAGTTCGTAAAAATCCGTCTGGATGTCAGCGCCTCTGGCGGCGACGACCTTCTGCAAGTGTTGGACCTTGAAACGAAGTTGAACATAAAGCTCAAAAACGATGCCGGCAGTGGCACGGCCAATGCCGCCGATCCGACAGGCACCGCTGTGACGTTCAATAAAACATTCATCGACATTACTTCGATCAACCTTTCACCGAACAGCACAGCCGCAGTCTCCGCCGTGTACGATTTCGTCGACGCGCCGAATCCAACAGGATTCAGTGTATACCTCTACGATCAGAACGGAGCCCGCGTCAGCGGCGCCTTCTCATGGACAGCAAAGGGTTTTTGATATGGTTGACTGGGCAACTCCGACACTGACAGACCTGTACCAGGACTTCCTCGACTTCCTGAAACAGCGAGACGATGATCTTGCCAAAATGTTTGATGGCAGCACGTCGACAGGCCTCCCGATCGGTACAATCCGGTGGAGCGATTCGAATGCGCGTTTTGAAAAATGGGATGGTACTACGTGGGGAGAATTAAAACTCAAATACAACATTAATGCTGACATGGTCGACGGTAGACATGCGTCGGACCTTCCTGGACCAGGGCAGCTACTTGCGCTGGATGCTAACGGAAATTTACCTACGAATATCACGGGCGACGCAGATACTGTAGATGGTGCGCACGCATTCGAGTTGCGTGACAGGACAACTCACTCAGGGGTGCAGCCGCCTGTGTCGATTTCTCCACAGGGCGAAGGAAGCGGGCTAAATGCAGACCTATTGCGCAGCATGGTTATCTATTCAGGGACCATAAATGCAGATGGTTCTTCACCGGTAGGGGAGATCCCGAGCGGTTGGTCTTCCTCTCGAACCAGTACTGGCGTATATCAACTGGTTCACAATTTGAATACATCGAAAATCCGGCTATTTGTCCAGCCGTGGATTGTGGCAGGTAATTTGACACTAAGCACGGCTGCGAATGCTGCGAGCAATGACCAGCAAACAATCCTGCTTGATAACCCAAATGGGACAAGAACAGACTCTGCCATCAATTGGATGCTTGTTAAATATATATGATTATGAATGAACAGGAAGAACTAAAGGCTTGGCGGACACCGTCGGAGATGTATTCGGATGGGTGCACAATCCCACGGGTTATAAAGTGGCTGGCTTGCCCGTTACTGGGCTGCGACAGCAACCGTGTTTTTTGTCGTCGGCATGATTTTGAATGCAGGTACTCGCTATATCCCTGGTGGAGTGCCAACTGGCATTTTGCACGGGGAGTATGGTTGCATCAGCCGTGGTATTTGAAATGGAGGGCGCCATTGTTTTTGTTTGGTGCTACTTTATTCGCGTTCAAATGTGCGGTGACGGTTGGTAAATTGCCTAAAAAGTGGGAGGAATATCGTCAGAGATCGGTGTAATTTATACCGGCAGGATGGTTGTCCGTTTCTAACAGAGAGAATCAGGTCAATGGGTGCTAGATTAACCCCGGAAATTGAGCAGCAAATTAACGAAGAGAAAATATCTAACGATATTCGCGCGGAATTCGAGCGAAACGGTAAAGAGTATAAGGCCGCCCGCTTGAAATTCGTTTTTATTGAACTCTCACATGCCTGGACAGACCTGTTTGTCTGGTGCGATCAAGAGCGGTGCAGGAAGCTAGGCCGCATACTGGCCGTGGTGATTCCCGTAGTGGTTTTACTCGGAGTGTCGTTCCTGCTCAGGAACGTCTGGCCAGCGTAGTCACCGGCCAATTAAAAACCTGAGACGTCAAGCGCTGGTACCATCTGATCGGAACATACAGGTCATCATCCGATGAATACCCCTGGGCCTGAAGCAGATCGTTATAGCAAATCGTATCCAGCGCGCGCAGTACTGGCGGCTCATCAGCCTCGATAACAAGGTATTCTGCGCCAAGACGATCAAGCGCGTCCTCTTGCGTCACCAGCTTCTGCTCCAGCACAAGAAACCTGCGCCGAAGGTCATTGTGAAGCCGAGCCTTGGCGGCGGTGCCAACCACCAGGTCAATCGCAGAGAAAACTGCCACCGCAGCAGCGGCATAAATCGCCAGGTGATTGTTCAGATCAGACAGCAGCGCGCCAACCGCTGCAGAGCCGGAGATCACAGCGACCGCGGACGTCGCCTTGTGCCAGGCATCATAGAAAGCCTCTCGGCGCATGTGGTACCGCACCGAACGCCGCGTGTTAAAGAGTAGGTCGTGCCGTTCAGTGTCAGCGTTCATTTTTTTGGCTTCCCCTTGGGTGGTGGTGGAGGATGTGTTGGCGTTACCGTTGTCGGCCGGCCGGGTCGGCCTGACCCCGGGTTCGGCTCTGACAGCGGGAAGCTGCGCCCAGGTGGGATTTTAGCAGGTTTTGGTGGTGGTTTTTTGTCTGACATTACCTCTCCTCGTGGCTACTCTGGAATTTTATTGATTATCCTGGAGCGCTTTTCTTTGAATTCTTCGTCAGTAATAACGCCTTCATTGTGGGCCTTTTCAAGGAGCTCAAGATGATCAAGGGATGCTTCCGTTTGTGCGAACATACCGTCAAAGAGTACTTTTTTCGGCTTCTTTGGTTTTGAGGGGAAAAAAGCGACGAGCAAACCAAACGGGCCAAATAGCAGGCCAAGAAGAAGCCACCCAAAAGCGCTTCTGTTTTTTGCGGCTGCCAGCGCTGCGCTGAAAACTGCAAATAAGAAAAGAAGTGCTACTATTTCCATAGAATATCCCCGTGCGGTTAGGTTAAAAGCTCAATTAGCGCCTTACGTTTGTTTTCAGGCATTTGACGGAAGGCATGGATGAGATTTAGCTCTTCAGAATTATACGATGCACGATCTTCTCTGGCACCATAGGCATATTCTGATTCGCCAGATTCACTGTTCATTAAACCACGAGCAAGCATCAATTCATCGAAGTCTTTTTTTGAGGCTATTCCTGTAGCATCGGACAGAATACCTTCGGTGTTCTTCCAGCCAATCAGTTCAGGGTTGCCCATGTAGCCGGTAACCAGTCGCTCGAAGACATCCTCTTGCACATCAACAAGGCGTACCGGCACACGGCCGATGGTGTAGGCCACAGCCGCCATTGTCAGTGGACCAACCCCTTTTCCAGAGATACCAATCTCTGTGTAGTCAACGGGGGGTTTCTTGGGTAGCTGGAGCTGTGTTTGCGTTGTAGTTACCACACAGAAATTGCCATACGTGGTTACGACATAAAGCGCATCGCACGGCTCTTCATCAGCGCTGTATCTGATGATCTGGGCGTGCTCTATGTCGTCGCAATCGACAACATTGAATGGTGACCCGTCGCCGTCGGTGAGCCAGTCCAGGCTAACGTTCTCGCAGCGGCTAATGGTGCTCAGCGTGTTCCAGCCAGGCATCGTCCCTTTAAACACTCGGTTGATGGTCCCTCGTGTTAGCCCAAGAGAAAAGCCCCATGGGTATTTATTGCGAGCACCTAATACGTACTCGATTCTTGATAAAAAAGACTGATGAACAATATTGTGCATATTCCCTTGACAGTGCCCATTAATGGACATAGTATGAACACAGATGTGTATCTAACCCATTTTATACCACGGAGGCAGTATGAGTAAGAAAGTCCGCGATAAAGACCGTCGGTCGATCAGCCAGAAAGAAGTCATCAGCGTCCGCATTTCCGAGGAAACAAAAAAAAAGATCGCAGCTATCGCGCTGCGCGAACACAGGACGCTTGGTAGCCAGGCGGCGCTGTACATCGAGCGCGCGCTTGAAAATGCGGCTGCATAACGTACACGAGGAGACCAGCAGATGAACAAAATAATGATGCAGTTGGATTTTTCCGGTGTTGTGCTGCCGGTTATCGAAGATGAGCAGGGCCAGCAGGTTGTCCCTCTCAAGCCTATATCCGATATTTTTGGGCTTAATTGGTCTGATCAGCACAAGCGGATGCAGACCCCCTATTTGGCACAAAGATTGGGGGTCTGCATAGGGGAACTCCCCTATGCAGGTCAAAGACGAAAGATGGTCTGTATCCGTTTGGACAGGGTGTCTGCCTACCTGTACACCCTGAATCCAGATCAGATCCGCGTAGGTGGAAACGCTAAGGGCGCTGATTTTCTCGAAGCCAAACACGAAGCGTGGGATGACCTGCTTCACGACTATGAAGTTGCCAGCGGCATTCTTTCTAAAAACGAGAGCCTTAAATCCGAGTCTGTCCGGTTGAGAAAAATCAGCTCTTTCCTCTCGATATGTCGCGAAAAGCGGGTCACACAGAGCATTGCTGATCGCCTGACGTTGTCCGATTTGGCGCAGCAACTGGCGGCCGAGGTTGGGGTTCCCTACCAGATGGACTTTGAAGAGACTGACGTTGTCGTGGGCCTGCTCCAGGATGCCGATCAAATTCAGGACGCTGAGCTGCGAGGCATGGCCATTGAATTTATTAACAAGGTAAAGAAAACGGCTTGACAGGAAGTGTCCCCGCCAGCGCGGCAACGCCGGCAGGGACGAGTTTGAGGCTACTGGTTTTGTGTGCACCGTTTCACCTCGCGCAGCAGGGTATCACCCCCATGCCGTCCGAGGATAGCCAGCAGCCCCGTCACGTACAACGTGAACTGGAGGAGATTTCCACGTGCTATCTGAACTGGACATGGCTGTCTATCGTACCGTGCACGATTTCCCGGGCGGCGCAAAGGCGCTGGCCACGTACCTCTCGGTACGTCCCGGGACACTCAGCAATAAGGCCGATCCGGCCTGTGACACCCACCACCTGAACCTCTCCGAAGCGCTGGCCATCATGAAGGTGTCGGAGAATTACCGCATCTTGCGGGCGCTGGGGGTTGAAACGAACCACGGGGTTGTCCAGCTGTTGAATCTCACCGGCGTATCAGATCTGGAACTCCTCGATGCCTACACCCGCATGAACAAGGAGCTGGGCGACGTGGCCGGCGCTATGAACCGGGCGTTTGAGGACCGGAAGTTGACCCGTGTGGAGTTCAACGAGATCACTCGGTAGATTTTCGAGGCTATCAATGCGCAGCTGGAACTGCGCCGCAGGCTGGAGGCGGTGATCGATGAGTAAGGCACTGGAAACCATGCTCGTGGCGTTGGCGATGCTGATTTTCATGGCGATCGTGGTAGCGGCCTTCTTGTTGGTGTCGGTTATCTCCGCGCCGTTTTACCTGGCATCTGTCATGGGGAGGTCGCGTGGGCCGTTCGGTTAAGCACCCCGTGTCATCGATGCGCATCACCGAGTCCATTGGCGAGGATGAGGCGATTGAGTTGCGCCATATCGGCCTGTTCGACTGGTTTGAACGGGAGCTCACTGAACGCTATTTCCCGGAGCGGTCCGATGGACAAGCACCCCGGAAGCCGGTCAGAAGCCCACCCAAGGGCTAGCCTGGCGCGCGCGTTCCGCGCCTGCCCCGGCCTGTCATCGAGGATGACGCTGGAGGAGGCGCTGGCGATTGAGCCGATCAGGCGCTGTCTGGCGGTGGTGGTGGAAACACAGGGCCGTGATCGGCCCAGGAGGAAAACGTGGGCGAAGTACTTCACATCATCAATGCGGACGTAGAAGCGCCGGAAGGCCTGCAACGTGCGCGGGTGTGGCTGACGCCCGGCTATCCCCGGCTGGCAGCGCCAGGCATTGCGCTGACGCTGATGGTGGATCGCTGGAATGACAACGGCCGGTATGAACTGCGGGTGGTGCCGGACATTTTACGCCAGGTGCCTGTGCCGGTGTTGGTACAGGAGTTTTGGCTGCTTGTGCGGTCGGTGCGGCTGGATGTGCTCGGCTATCCCGATCGCGCGCTGGTGGAGCTGGCCTACGCGCCAACACCCACCCTTCACTGACGGAGGAGACAACGATGTATGAGAGACGAGTTTTCGAACGCTATTTGAAGGCCGACGAGGAGCGCACGCTGTTGCGCACGGTCGCGCAGTTCGGCGAGGTGCTGGCCCGCCGCGATCTGCACTGGATGACACTGCTGCGCCAGACCGGGATCCGCGTCGGGTCGCTGGCGCAGTTGACGGTGGGCGATGCCCTGCAGGCATTGTCGGGCGCTGCGCCGCACCGCCTGCCGCTGCGTGCGGACATTTCAAAGGGCCACCGCGGTTACCAGGTGTTGCTGAACCAAAAGGCGCAGAAGTCGCTGCGTGCACTGCTACGCATTCGCAAGGAAATGGGCCACCCGCCCGTGCCTGAGCACCCGCTGATTATGAGCCGCAACCATCGAGGCATCAGCGTGCGCTCGCTGCAGGACCGCATGCACAAGTGGGTACTGGCCGCCGGCATCGGTGTGGAGGCAACGCCGCACTGGTTCCGCCATACCCTGGCGAAACGGCTCATCGAACGAAGCACAGCCAACGACCCGCGGGCCGTGGTACAGCACGCCCTGGGACACCACAGCAGCAAGAGCAGCGCGGTGTATACCTTCCCGGATCGCGAGGAACTGGAACGGTCGATGGAGGAAGCGTCATGA